CAGGCTCTTGTCTCAGATCACTAGGATGGTGGTGCTTTGCGGGAGTAAGTTGGTGGCCAACCTAAAAATAGGCCCAATTGATAATCGTCTCCCGCGAAACGATATATTGCATAATTTGTTATTGCAGACGTTGCTGAAATGTCGAGAGCATAAGCGCTCATATACTCATCCCTATATGGTCCGTAACCAACAGTTGCTTGCGATTGCACACTCAATCTATTGAGGCGCGAATGTAATTCGTGCATGTGGGGGATACTGATCTCCGCTCCACCATTACTCGCCACTGTGGAATATGTAACCGCTGTTCTCAGTAAATTGGATGGTATGGTCACTGTTTCAAATACATTGACGTCGACTCTATCTTCAAATACCAGGGAGCTCCTAAAAGCTGTGCCAGTCTCTGTAACTAGCTTTACTCCAGCTGAGCCTCGCGAATAAGCGAATAGCATAGTAAATAATGAAAAATCATCCCCAAGTATATTTGATATATTGAAGAAACTATTAAATTGTCCTCTACCCATACCAGATGGCATGAATGGCCTAATTCTCATAGACTTATTAGTTGGTACTGGTAATTCCACCGCGTATCTTTCACACCAAGATTTTCTTTTAATAATCTGGTAAACACTGGAAACTCTTTCACCCATACAAAACCTAGCCGAAGCCAAATTCGGAGCACACATTTCAGTGTTACCGATAGCGCTTATTGTTTGTTGTCCAAGATCTCCTTGATTACTAAAACCAGATTGTGTTCCAAAGAAATTGTTGTTAACTACCAGTGGTACCATAAAGTACTGTTCATAACGTGGTTGCCATCCTCCAACTTCAAAATCTGGTCCAGCTGCTACTTCCATTAGAATATCCACTGTACTAGGTACTGTGTCTGGACCATTCAAGGGGTTCAACACATGAACATAAACGGTCCCTGTCCTCTCTTCCAAATGGGTGTACGGCGAATTATTGGTGTAAGGTATATTCAAAATTATCTCATTTCCAACTTTCAGATCGATGACGTCCCTCAATAAATAATCAGTTTGCACCAACGTCGGTGCAGTGGGTGCTATGTTGTTCGGTGATGGATTATAAGATATACTCAATCTTCCGGTGTGGAATTCTGTCTTTACTATTATAAACTTTAGATTGATACTGCCCCTCCAATAACGAAAGTAATTCATGAAACCGCTTATTGGTGTGTGGGTATAATAATACCAAATACTAGTTCCATCAGTGAAGGAATATTCATCACCAGTAAAAGTGAATGTTGATATGGGTATAGTATTCATTAATTGTCCAGTAGTATTATCAAATCCCCAGGAAAATTTACCAAAGTAAGCAAATTTAGCTGCTATGCATCCAATCGACGCTTCATCTTCTCCTGTACCTCCAAAACCATCTAGAACTTCAACCTTGTTGTCTCCAGTAAAGGCCAAAATATCACTATCTTCTCCTCTATCACATTGACTTAGATACATACCAATTTGCTGTCTATAAAGACTAGGAGCATTTAGCAAGCGTGGATTTGAGAATCCATATGACTTTGCTACGCCGGCAATAATGTCAGTTGCCCAGGTGGGCAC